GTAGAAGAGGCACACGGTATAAAATGAACCCACCCATATCTGAAATAACCCTGCGGGATTACTTTGCAACAGCAGCTATGCAAGCGGCCATGAACACTACCAAAAGTAAGTTTGAGGAGGACGCCCTGCACATTGTTGCAAGGTATGCGTATCTCATGGCAGACGAAATGATGAAAGCCCGTGATGCGCCCAAAGAGTGAACTGACCGGGGGCCGCGCATGAACGAATACCGTATCAAGATTTCAGTACGCAACAACTTGATACTCGCGGCCATTGAGAAGGCGGGTTACACCAGCATACAAAGATTCTGTAGGGATAAGAACATATCCGCAAGCGGAGTCACCGCGCTTATTGCCTTAAAAACTCCACCAATCATGCGGTGCGGCTCCTTCTCCAGCATAGCCAGTCAACTGATGGAAGAACTCTGCATGTTGCCCACCGAGTTGTGGACGGCGGAGCAACTAACGATGTCATTGAAACACAATACATCCTTCCGCAATGTTGGCGGGGAAGACTTACAGCTTAGTTCAGACGAAGCATTGAAGCTGGTGTTTGATCGGGAGAAGGAAGAGAAAGTGGCTGAAGTACTGGATACGCTAAGCCCCCGCGCCAAGAAAGTTATAGCGTTGAGGTATGGGATTGGTGGTGGTGAACCACTGACGCTGGAGCAGGTTGCAACCGTATTCGATTTAACAAGGGAGCGTATAAGGCAGATAGAAGCTAAAGCAATTAGGTACTTGCAGAGACCCCACCGTGCAGAAGAGTTGGAAAAATTATGAGTATCGTCTGGTCATTTAGCAGCCTGAAAACATTTCAGCAATGCCCGAAGAAGTATTACCATACTAAGATAGCCAAGGATATTGCTGAGTCAGATACACAGGCAACGCTGTATGGCAAGTCCGCGCATACGGTAGCCGAGGAGTATATCAGGGACGGTACACCCGTGCCGCCTCAGTTTGCTTATATGCAAGCTACCCTAGATAACCTGAAGGCGATCCCCGGTGAGAAGCACTGCGAGGTAAAGCTAGGGCTAACTAAAGACCTGCGAAGCTGTGAGTTCCATGCCCCGGATGTATGGTGGCACGGCATTGCCGACTTGGTTGTGCTGAACGAAGACAAGAAGCTGGCGTATTCCATAGACTACAAGACGAGTAAGAGCGCACGGTATGCCGACGTAAAGCAGCTTGACCTAGTGGCGGCGGGGTTGTTTGCCAAGTTCCCCAGCATTAAGCGCATCAAGTCGGCGCTACTCTTCACCGTGAGCAAGGAGTTTATTAAGGCCGAGCACCATGCCGAGATGCTCCCCAAATACGTGCAGAAATCTGCCGAGGATGTTGCACGAATCGAAGCGGCGCTAGAAAATGGAATCTGGAACCCTATAGCAGGGCCACTGTGCAAGTTCTGTGCCGTCAAACAATGCGATTACAACAGGAGTTAAACATGAACGATTACAGTCACCCCCCTTCCCCCCTTGCAAGAAACAGCGACCCAGATACTAGCCATGCAGCGGCTGAAGCCTCTAGTAAGTTCTCCCATATCCATTATGGGCTTATAGTCAACTGCCTGAAGAACTATGGCCCATTGGGGAAGGACGGGATAGCCCGAATCACCAACATGAACGGACGCAGTGATGGAAATGCAGTAGCTCGTAGGATGATAGAACTGCAAAGGATGGGCTACATAGTATTGACAGGCAACAAGGTCAAGTCCATAAGTGGCTGTGATGAGCGCGAGTGGGCTTTTAACACTGAAAAACTTAAGGAGTGATTATGCCGTACGTTAATAAGCCTAGGCCGTACAAAAAGGAGTATGACCAGCAGCTTGCCCGTGGTGAGGGCCGCAGTCGGTTGGAACGCCAACGCGCTAGGGAAGCTATAGACAACAAGAACCCAGATCAGAATAAGAACGGCGAAGCAGATATACGGGAAGGCAAAGATGTTGCCCATCGTGTAGCTTTGTCCAAGGGTGGTTCCAACGCTGACGGCACGAAGCTGGAGAGTGCATCGGCCAACCGTTCATTCAAGCGGGGGTCTAACCACAAAGTAGTATCAGAGACTAGTACCAAAGAACGAAAGAAAAAATGAACTTATCAGAGTATGAGTGGCCCCGTCCTCCGGGGTTCACACCGTTCGATCATCAGAAAGTAACATCAGAGTTCTTAACCCTAAACCGCAAGGCATTCTGCTTCAACGAGCAAGGTACAGGTAAGACAGCATCAGTAATCTGGGCAGTCGATTACCTAATGCAGCGCAAGTTAGTGAACCGAGTATTAGTGATCTGCCCCTTGTCGATCATGAAGTCGGCATGGCAGAACGATCTGTTCAAGTTTGCTATCCACCGTACGGTTGCAATCGCTTATGGAGCCGCTAGTAAACGTAAGCAGATCATTCAGGGCAACGCCGAGTTTGTCGTAATTAACTTCGATGGTGTCGGCATCGTCAAGAAAGAGGTTATCAACGGTGGGTTTGATCTGATCGTTGTAGACGAGGCATCGGCGTATAAGAACGCACAGACTAACCGTTGGCGCGACCTGAGAGACTTGATGAAGTCGATCAAGGGGTTGTGGATGCTTACAGGTACACCTGCTGCACAATCACCTGTGGATGCTTACGGATTGGCAAAGCTAATTAACCCGTCGGGTGTGTCTCCGTTCTTTGGGCAGTTCAGGGACACGGTGATGAATAAGATGAGTACGTTTCGTTGGGTTCCTAAGCCGACTGCACAGAACATCGTACATAAAGCATTGCAGCCAGCGATCCGGTTTGAGAAGGCCCAATGCTTAGACCTACCTCCAGTAACATTTGTTAGCAGGGATGCTCCGCTTACTCCACAGCAAAGGAAGTACTACAACATGCTGAAGAAGCAGATGCTAGTAGAGGCTGCGGGTGAAGACATATCAGCGATCAACGCAGCAGCAAAGATAACCAAGCTGCTACAGATTTCTGGCGGCGCAGTATATACCGATAGGCATGAGGTCATTGAGTTCGACGTAAGCAATCGACTGAACGTGGTGCAGGAGGTCATCGAAGAGTCTAGCCACAAGGTGCTGGTGTTTGTCCCGTTCACTCATACCATTGAGCTATTAGAGAAGCACCTGACAAAGAACGGCATAACCTCGGCGGTGATAAACGGCGCAGTCTCCGTCAACAAGCGTTCCGATATTGTCAAGCGGTTCCAAGAGCAACCTGAACCAAAGGTGCTCATCATCCAGCCGAAAGCTGCATCCCACGGGTTAACCCTGACTGCGGCAAACACGGTGATCTGGTACGCTCCGTGTACAAGTGTGGAGACATACCTGCAAGCCAATGCTCGCATAGACAGACCGGGACAAGTGAACAACATGACCGTTGTGCATATCAACGGTAGCCCAATCGAAGCGAAGATGTACGCCATGCTACGTGGCAACATAGACAACCACCAGAAGGTCATCGACCTGTACCGACAAGAAATATCTGCTGAAGACTCTTGACAATGTAAAGAGTTGTGTTACAGTAGACCCCTACCAACAAGGAGCACACATATGGACGATGATGTTCAGGGGGAACAACCCTCTGTACCACTTGACAAGCTGACTGATATCTACATAAAGATACGGGATAGCAGAGCCGACGTACGGCGCAAGTACGAAGCGTGCGACAAAGAACTAGAAGAGCAGATGCAGGTCATTGAAGACCAGATGCTTGACGTATGCAAGGCCATGAACGCCGATAGCATTCGTACCCCCTATGGCACTATCATTCGCTCAGTAAAGTCACGGTACTGGACGAATGACTGGGATTCAATGTACGACTTCATAGAGGAGCACAGTGCATTTGCCTTGTTAGAACGGAGACTTCATCAGACACACATGAAGGAGTTTCTTTCTGAGAATCCCGACCTGCTACCTATGGGCTTGAACGTAGATAGCGAATACACCGTGGTGGTTAGACGTTCTAAGGAAAAATGAAATGAGTACAGATCAAATACTGCGAGTTAAAGCTATGGAACTAGCAATGCATTACCTCAACGAACATCTTGAGAATGAGCTTGACTTGATCCAAGTAGCAGCCGAAATATATGCCTTCATCCAAGGGGAAACCAAATGAGCAACATTACACTTCTCGACCAAGACCTTCCCGACTTCCTGCAGACCGCAGGAGTCAGTGACCTCACGAAGTCCCTCGCTGGCCGTCCCGGTGTTAAGCGCATCGTCCCAAAGAACGGTATCTTCCGCAAGGTAGTCGGCGGTGAAGAGATGGGCAAGATCAAGGGTGGGCTTATGAACGCCATCATTGTCAATGCTTCCCCACATGTAGGCCGCATCTTCTACACGAAGGCTTGGACTCCCGATGCCGAGCCGACTGCACCAGACTGCTTCTCCAACGATGGGCGTGTACCTGACAAGGGCGCAGAGAACCCTCAGTCTGAGCGTTGCGACTCCTGTCCCCAGAACATCAAGGGTTCGGGCATGGGTAGCTCTAAGGCTTGCCGTTACAGCCGTCGCATTGCTGTGGCGCTGGAGGAAGACTTTGGTACTTCTCTGGAAGGCGAGGTCTATCAGATGAACTTGGCATCCAAGTCCTTGTTTGGTGATAGCGTCGGTGATAACACGCACCCCTTTGAGAGCTACACCAAGTACTTGGCAAACAACGGCAAGAGCTTGGACTACGTGATGACGCAGCTTAGCTTCAACGAGAACAACGACAACCAATCGGTGCTGTTCACGCCGACTCGCTTCATCAACAAGGCTGAGTACGCAGTGACTAGCAAGGTAGCTACTACACCTGCAGTGCAGAAGATGGTTGTGATGACTCCGTACCAAGCTGATACGTCAGGTAGGCAAGCTAAGTTGGAAGCACCGACTCCTAAGGCTGCTGCAGCTAAGGTGGAAGACCCGATTGAGGAGCCAATCAAGCGTGAGAAGAAAGTTGATCCGAAGCCGACTGTGAAGAAAGACCTTGACTCTGTAGTTAAGGCATGGAGTGATGAGGAGTAACGCATGACCTACGGCTACAGCCAGAGCTTAGTCACTGCCAATAAAGAGGCTAGTGCTAGGTCTTTGGGTGTGGCCTTGGGGCGTGTATGTATCAAGGTCGGCATAAGCGTATCTGAGGTGGCTACTGTGTTCGGTGTAAGCCGAATGGCTATCTACAATTGGTTCAAGGGGGTCTCGGCCCCCAAGTCCACGCTGAATAGGAAGATCGAAACATACATACACACCATCAAGCGCCGCCATAATTTGAACTAACCATGTCCACCTTCGATCTGTTGGACACCGTACTCCCACCGGAGGGACGGTTCTGCGTCATAGGTATTGGACGGTATCCCGACCAGCACCTTGTAAATACAAGAGAAGAGCTTGATGCGTATACGAAGAACTTTAACGAGCGAAAGATTGATGCGTATTTTGGCTGTGCCAAGTTCGGCCCACTAAATAACCGTACGCATGAGAACGCAACCTACTTCCGATCACTGTGGGTAGATATCGACTGTGGCCCTACCAAGGCTACGCCTAACGACAAGGGCGTAATCCAAGGCTACATAGACCAGCAGACAGGCATCGCGGAACTGAAGAAGTTTTGCATGGCAGTCGGCTTACCCAAGCCAATCCTAGTCAGTTCCGGTTACGGCGCACATGCGTACTGGTTGCTCGACAAAACAATATCCCGCCGTGAGTGGGAGCCATTAGCTGAAAGGTTAGCA